AGTGTATCATAATGAGTCTCATCTACAAATTGTCCAAGTAGATGTTCACAATCAATTTTAGTTCTAGCAACAATTACATTAACCATTACATTCTCCGACTCTCAAGGTAACTATATTATACCTCTTACTTATGCAGAAAGCAAACTCGAAAACGATGTGGGGGGCAAAAAGCCCCCCACAATTACGAAATAAATCGTAAGTAATTGCCACTATTAGGCAGCAATTGCATCGCGATAAAGAGACTTACGAGCGCGAGCAATATGCCGCGACTCAATGCTCTTCATAAACGATTCGCTTGGGGTGCCAAGACGATAGGCGAAAGTCTTCTCACCACGGCTATTGGTCACACGATTGGTGTAAACAGCAACGCCCTGATTGCGTAGACGATAGACTAGGTCAGCGACATTCTCGACCTTGAAAAGAGTACGAGCCTGACGCGAAGTCACCTGATTTCCGTTAGCAAGATAACGGTACATAGAAAGAACAGCAGACATATTAAAATCCTCAACTACAAACACCGCGCAATTCAACTCTACTGGGGTGCGGCTTACTCAGTAGATACATTATATTATACCCTAGTTGGAGTATAATAGCAAATGTTTTTTAAAATTATTTTCTATTACATTTGAGTGGTGGTTTCTTCAACCACCGCCGCAACAGGCTCAGGAGTTACAACAACCTCAGGATTGATAGAGGCATCGATTGCCTGATAGAATTCCAAGAAAGAATTCTTGGTATCAGTATCGAAACGATTCAAGCAAAGCTCGATCGCTTTCTTACGATCCTGGAAGATAGAAAACGTCTTAATAATATGAACAAGACGACGAGTTGAAATTAGCTCATTGATAGAGCCATCGACGAATGCCTTACGGATAATTTCAGCCCAGGTGCAAAGATGAGTCGCAAAACCATCATCAAGGCACCCGAGCTGTTCCATGTTCTTCATGACGATTTTCTTTTCAATCGCAGAAGTGGGATATTCTTGTTCCATCGTAATACTGAAACGCTCAAGGAACGCTTCGTTCATAACCTTGGTGCCGACGAAACGACCATCGTCACTACCCTTACCCTTGGTGTTACCAGTGATGAAGATATTGAAACCTTCAGCAGGATGAACCATTTCACCAGTCTTCTTATTAAGATATGGCTTACCTTCAAGGATCGGCATCAAACAAAGAATCTTAGTATTGTTCAAGTCACCTTCGTCGATAAGAAGAACCGAACCAGTACGCATTGCAAGAATGACTGCACCTTCGCGGTAAACCGTATTGCCATTCACCAGCTCAGTACCACCAAGCAAGTCGAGTTCGTCAGTTTCTTCGGTGACATTGATGCGCAAAATTTGACGCTTCAGCTTTGCGCATGCCTGAACGATGGACATCGTCTTACCATTACCCGACATACCAGTTACATAAACTGGGAAGAAAATCTTGGAAGAGATAATCTTTTCAATGTCAGAATAGTTGCCAAACGGCACATAAGTGGGATCGCGGTCAGGAACCGTGCAGGAAATATCTGCCTGCATGGAAGTGGGACCACCAGAGATAACAGTGCGAGCCTGTTCAATAACCACAGGAGCAGGTGCCTCTGCCCTGCTGACTTTCTTCATCGGAGGAAAGGGTGTCATGGGCTTGAATGCGGCAACCACTGACATCGCAACACTATACTTACCACGAGCAACCTTTCGGTTGGCGTCACGATAGATGAAGTATGGGAAAGCTGAACCAGTGTTTTCAACATAAGAACGAATCTGGTTATTGTCCAAAACTTCAGTGCCGTAGTGGCTAGAGATTTCGGTCAAAAACTGATTCTGCTGTTCAGCATTATAAGAAAGTTTCGGCATAAATTATTTCACCCTCACATTTAATAACATAATATTTCAACCTATAAGAATATTGTACTCTATTAGGGCTAAAAAGGCAAGCCTTAAAAACCCTAATAGAATCAATAACTTACGCAGCTATGTTTTGCATGAACCGACTTAAGAACATTCGCTGAATATTGCGGTTTTTGACGGAAGCCATGAATGCTTTAGCCAACTTGCTCTTGGTCGCATCTTCGGGAACAACAATCTTCTCATCTTTAATTTCAAGACTATCGTTCACAACAAAGAAATATTCATCAAACCCAAATTTGTCACAAGACATAAAATTGTCAACCGCAATTTTATTGCGAAGATTTTTCATCTGCTGACGGAAAATATCCCTCTGAGCATCAGTTTCATTACGATTTGTTCTAGGATCAACAAACTCATAAGGATATACTAGATTCGGAATATCGGTTTTACGACAAATGTAATATCCAGTATACTTTGCTCCAGTAACCTTTTTGGCAACTTCAATTAGAGCGCGAGTAGATATGAAACGGTCATCACCATACCTATAGGTACTCTTCATCTTATCTTCATAACGAACGCGAACATTCGTTCCAGGATATTGGATATAAAAAGAAGACTTACTATTTTTGTCAATATGTACATATTCTTTTCTTCCCTTATTGTCAGAGAAATATTGACGGGTTGTGACACCTTCACCATCAGTCAAGAAAATGCAATTTACAATATCGAGACGATTAGACGTTTTGAAGTTACTCACAATTTCAATAGATGAAGCAACTGCCTCATCGAGCGGAGTTCCATGTAGCTGTTCAGAACATGGAATAGCACTCTCACGAACAGTATAGTCTATATTTTGAGCTTTACCAAGGTAAATTAAATTCATGCATGATTCGCGATAATCATTTTGATTCATGCTGCTGCTAAGATAATGTTTCAGATGAAAACAATCATCTGAAAGATCTAGAACATCTTTCTCGATTACAATCTTGCGAAGAGCGACTCTAACATCATCATATACGACAGCCGATTTAGGATTGTTACTGAACCCATATACATCAAATGGAATATTTACTTTTTTGCAAAACATGGTAAGAGCAATTGCTTGCTCAAAAGTCTTCAAAAGAATGTCACTCATAGAACCAGAAAGGTCGATGAATAGAACAAGACCGTGATTCTTTCCCTGCTGGATAGTGGTAACACGTTTGAAAATGTCAGCACCAAGCGAGTAACGAGAAAGTTTACCCACATCGACTTCACCAGACTTAGAAACTTTTGCGCGAGAAAGCTGAGACGCATTTTTGCGCATCTCAAATTCCTTAACCATGTAATTTACCATAGGTCCACTGCGCGAAATAAAATCGCGATATGCGACGTTTCTCATATTATGGATTAATACAGAAGGAACATACTCATTCATGTAGCTGTAAATGGTATCATGAGTGGCAAAATCTTCGATATGATTTTTGATCGCACTATGCACTTTCTTGTAATTTACGACAGTATGTGGTTTAAAGCGAGGAACGAAAACAGTCTTGCTGTGGATAGAACCATCAATAAGATTTTTCTCATTCATTCGGAATGCATTATCGGTAATAGAAGTTAGATCGTCATCATCAGTTTCAGATTCTCCCAAAGAGTTCAATTTTGATTCTTTTTCGTCTTCATCTTCGTCCTCATCAGAATCCTTAAATTCATCAGATTCTTCAGAGTCGTCGGAGTTATCGGAGTTGTCAGTTTCTTCAGATTCATAAGAATTGTCAAAGTTATCAGAGTCTTCAGAGTCATCAGAATCATCAGATTCTTCCGAATCTTCAAATTCATCATATTGACCATTGTTATTCCAACTATCAAATTCGTCAGATTCATCATCTTCAGGAGACTTATCTTTCATCTCGTTTTTCTTTTTCTGCCACTCTTCTTTTGCCAGAGCGTGCAAATCGGTTGCGATGTTGTGTACATCTTCCCAAGTTTGGGCAGCATTAATGCGATCGACGAATTTCAGTTCTTCTGGGCTGAATCCCACAGTAACGTGCGCACCCAACTTGTAGAAAATATTGATGCGGTCAATGAGACGTAAAGTCTTGACGTCGATTCCAGAAAGACCGAAGAAATCTTGCTCATGGAGCTTCCTGTATGCAAGATTGAACGAACGACGCAGACCAGGATACTTTTCCTTGATCTTACGTTCGATGCGAGCATCTTCAACGACATTAAGATAAGACTTGAGAGACCTATTGTTCTCGACGGCAGAATGCCAACCTTCTGCCGGAGTGTAAAATGCGTGACCAACTTCATGACCCGTCATCAGGTCATAAGTGTCAGAATCCATCTCTCTGTAATTTGGGAGAACGATCGTGCGAGTCTCGAGGTCGAAATACGCAGTCGGAACATTACGATGCTCCACTGACAAATTTTCCTGCGCGAGCAATTTCGCGAGGGTAGATTTACGTTCGAATAGATTTTCCATTTGGGTTCCTTTACCAACTCTATAGGACAATTGTACTATATCTTAGCTGGAAAAGCAACCCCTAAAAACTTGAACAGAATCAATAACTTACGGGTGTTTCTTTTTCAACTGTCTTTTTCATAATCTTAAGGTTTTTCTTAATTTTTTTCTTTTCTCTTTCTAATGTTAGAGATGAAACTTTCTTGGTGTAGAATATTCCATCTAAATGATCAATTTCGTGCTGAATGCAAACTGCTGCCATTCCATCAAAAGATTGTACCACTTTGTTTCCCTGAAAATCAAAAGACTCAACAGTTACTGCTTCTGCTCTGGGAATATTTAAAAATAGTCCTGGAAAAGAAAGACAGCCTTCTTTGAGATTAGAGACACCGAGACGATTTACAATTTTAGGATTAAACATTACATATGCAGTTGCTCCCATATTAAGAACACAAACACGATATGGTAATCCGACTTGATTAGCAGATAATCCAACTCCTTGTTTTTTTGCCATAGTTTCAACTAAAGAGAATGCCAAATAATGCGGGTTAACCTGAGGGTTGGAGAAATTAAATTCTTCAGTTGGTTTGTGTAGAATATCGTCATATTTGTCTACAAGATCGTAGATCTCATATTCAACCATATTACCATCAATAAATTTAAGTTTCTTTGTGCCCATTATACGATCCTCGAAAAATTCTTAATCTTATCAAATTTAATTACGCTGCGGAACTTATCGACTAGGATATCACCCTTATGGCTAATAACGAAGACATTAGTTTCATTCAATGTATTAATCAGTTTCATAAACTCTTCAGTACCGCTATTATCTAGCGAACTGTCGAATACTTCATCAAGAATTAACAAGTTGGTATTCATACTATTTTTCATCTTAGCAATCGCTCGCCAAGTAAATAGTAGAGCCAAGTCAATTCTCATCTTTTCACCTTCAGAAAAATTCTGATAGCTGAATTCATCTCTAAATCTTGATTTAATCGTTTCTTTAAACTCTTCATTAATTTCAAAGTTAACAAAGAAGTCCATAGAAGCCAAATATTTATTGACCAGCTTATTGATGATGGGAAGATACTGTTTAATAATCCTAGCCTTAATACCAGTATCTTTCAATAGGGTAGCTGATACATCTATGTATGTCTTAGTTTCAGAAAGCTTAATTTTTTCACTATTGAGTTGTTCTAGTTTATCGACTAGTTCCTTTGACACAGTCATCATATCATCGCTGAGAACTTTCTTGTCTTTAAGTTCTTTAATTTCAGCTAAAAGTTTCTTCATGTACTTTTGTATTTGGGTTACACTTGCATTAGTTTCAGATACAGCATTACCATGCTTAATTATTTTCTTGTTTATCGCAGTAATTTCAGTAAGCCGTTCACTAACCTTATTGTATTCATCAGTGAGCTTTTCCAATCCATCATTCAATTCATCAATCTTAGAATTGCATTGGTGAACCTTTTCGTCTTTGTTATTAATAGTTTGGTCACAAGAAGGGCAAGTGCTATTCTTGGTGTAGAACTCGATATCCTTTTTGAACTTGCCAATATTGTTTTCAATTTTAGCTTCAAGCTGACTCAGTTTCTTTTGCTTATCTTTAACCTTAGATTCATCTTCAACTTTCTTCATCAGGATATCAATATGACGCTGAACCAACGTAACGTCAGATTGTAACTTAGTTACTTGGGCTTCTTGTTCAGCATATTCAGTTTCTTTCTTTAGAACTTGTTCATCGTTATTCTTTTTTGCATCAGCAATAAACTTCTTTTGCAACTCAATCTTCTGAAGAGTAGATTCAAGTTCCTGCTTAAGCTCTGTGGCTCTCTGCTTAATTGCATTAGATTTTTCTTTCACGACAACGTTCATTGCAGAGAAGATATTGATGTCCAGTAGATCCTCAATAATAGTTCTACGATCAGAAGCAGAAAGCTGCATGAATGGAGTAAAAGATGCGCTACCAAGAATAACAATTTGAGTGAATGCTTTATAGTTAAACTTTAGGATTTGGTCTTCTAAAACTTCTTGATAATCCTTGCTAGCAGCTTCCTGATTTATCAATACACCATCAGAATAGATCTCAAATATATTTGGTTTAATTCCTCTCACAATTTTGTAATTTCTATTCAGGGTTCGGAATTCAACTTCAGCAACGCAATCTTTTGCATTGATTGAATTTACAAGAGTTGGCTTATTGATATTTCTAAATGGCTTACCAAATAGAACAAAGGTGAGTGCATCCAACATAGTGGACTTACCTGCACCATTCATACCAATAATCAATGTATTAGGAGACTTATCGAGTTTAATCTCTGTAAATACATTACCAGTAGAAAGAAAGTTTTTAAACCTTAATGTCTTGAACTGAATCATTTAGTTTCCAAATTTTGCGCTTCAAGATATATTTCACGGATTTGATTCTTCAGCTTAGACTTATCCAAGTCAATCTCTAAGCCGTCGATATACTTGTCCAATAGCGTTACAGTATCATCAGATTGATCGACGATGTCGTCATCAGAAATTTCTGAGTAGTCAGTGAAATCTTCTACGATTGTGAGGTCAAGAGGAGAGACCTTATATAAGTTGTCTAAGAACATATCATACAATACAGGATTTGATTTGCTCGCAACAATCACCTTTACCATAGCGTTTTTGTATTGCTCATAGTCTTTATTTGCGATTGTTTCTAGTGTTTCCTGCTTCTCATCGTACAGAACCTTGTGGAACATACGATAAGGGTTTTCAATGAAATCAAGTTCACGGGTTGCTGTATCGAATATATGAAACCCGCGCTTATCGTTATAGTCTGCCCAAGTCATTTCATAAGTGTTACCCAAATATGTAACATGACCATCAGTAGACTTATGATGAAAGTGTCCTGAATAAACTATATCAAACTTATCGAACATCTCTCGCGAGAGACCTTCATGACACACATTACCGCGATCCATTTCAAAGCCAGAAATTTCAAAGTGTCCAAAACAAATTTGGGCTGGTGATTGCTTTATGTATTCTAAGATATCATTCATATTAGTATGATTGATCCATGGAATAAGAGATATATCAGTACCATCAAACGTTACAGTTTTAGGTGATGAATAAATCTTCAAGTTATCTTGTAACGAAAATAACTCTTCCATCGCATTCACTTCATTGGTGTTACGATAAGGGACGTCATGGTTGCCCACAATCACATGGAAGTCAATGTTCATCTCTTTTAATCTAGAGACAAATCGCTTGCGGAGGTTATGTAACGTAGTGAAATTAATAAAACGTCTACGGTCTACGATGTCACCAAGGTGAACAACAGTTGTAATGTTATTCTCTTGCAAGTAAGGGAAGAAAGTGTTCTCCCAAAACTTGAAAAAGAATTCATTAAATGCTGGATTATCGCCGCGAGCACCGAAGTGTGTGTCTGTTATAAGTGCTAATTTCATAGGAGTACTCTTGAGTGAGAGCTCTTATTATACCTCATCTTTCAATGATATACAAAATGTTTTTATACTTGAGCGTCGAGCGCCACGTCAAGCACCACTACCTCATCTTCATCTATCAATAGTTCAAGCGACTTCTTGACTTTTTTCTTCTTATTCATTTTGGTTTGCTCATAGTTCTGTATGAACTCAGAGATATTATCATACATTTCAAATTGCCTACTTGAGCCACCATTCTCTTCATGCTCGAATTGCTCATACTCATCCAATACACCGATCTGCTCTGTAGACTTATACTTTACATACAGCTGCTTCTTTTCCTTATGGATCCGACGGATGAAAGCGAAGTAAATAATTTGAGTGAAATATGCGAATGGATTCTTGGATTTCTTTGGGTCAAAGTTATCAAAGTACATCACACAATTTTCAATGCCATCGGCAATCATTTCATCTCTAAAAGAGTATGATATGAAATTGGGCTTGTGTGATAAATTTTCAGCGATTAGCATCAAGCATTTACCCACATAGTCTGGGATCTTTGGCTTGGTTGTACCTTCACGTTTCGCTTTCCTGCAGTCCTTTTTGTATTGAATAAGTGCCTTCAAGAAGTCAGCGTTGTTTACATAATGATTCTTTGCCATAAATTATTTGACCTGCAGGTGATAAGTGGGTACAATAGACTGTGTCGGGCTTTATGAATAACTCTATTTAAAGACTATTCTATACTATTTTTAGATCCAGGGAAAGTAATTACCTTAGAATTATTATTAGAGAGAACCTTTTCTTTTTTATCAGTTCTCTTATAAGTTCCCCGATCTTCAATCATTTCAAAGACTACACCTTTATAGTAGTCTATAATATCTTCCTCAACCTCGGCAGTAAAGATAATATCTTTCAAATTGAGGTTGCATCCATTGTCTTTAGCGATGCCTTGTGGCATCCAGTTATGCATATAGATTGTCTGTTTACCTGCATCTAAGTCAGCGTCAACAATCACACGCATAGGATTTTCTACCAAAAAAGAAGATCTAGTAGAGCCTTTAATTACAGCTATAATATCTTCTCCATTGGAGAGTCTGAGAAACTTGATTTTAGTTTCTTCTGTTTTTGTATCAGACATTTTTTATTTCTACCTTATAAGTTGAGATTTTAAATTTCTCCGCATGATATATTTTTACACGTTCAGCGTAATGATTCATAGTATAGTTTGTGTAATTTCCAATTCGAAGGTCATCAGAAATATCATAAAGCGTTGCTTTGTCTTTATCTTCTCCTAAACGGAGACCTCTACCGATTGACTGTAAATTTCTAATTTTAGATTTACTTGGAGAGGCGAATACTATATTATGTAGGCGACGAATATTTACGCCTGTTGAGAACACACCATAGGAGGCAACGATGATAGCATCGTTTTCTTTCTCAGTAATATGTCTAACGTTTTCTCGATCTTCTGCTTCAGTTTGACCACAAACAAAAAAGATCTTTCTATTAAGATTTTGGTTTTTCTCCACAATCATATTGTGAAGAATTTTACCGTGCTTCTCAACATACTGAAACAAAATTAGGCTGTTACCTTTTTGATCTAATGCAAGATTAGTGATAAACCTATTTCTCGATTCATTAGTTACAATAAAGTCCATCTCTTGTTGAAAGTCCATTTCTTTAACCATTTTACATAGTTGTTCAGGATACTTCAATACAAGACATTTAATTTCAAAGTCTGATAATTGTTTCTTATCAATAAGTTCTTTAGTAGTTACAAGTCTAGAGGCTGGACCAAAGTGCCCCTCAAGAACAAGCTTGTGAACTTCAGAGTCATCTATAGTACCAGTAGTTCCTAATCTATACTTAGCGTTGGTAGATTTGGTCATGATGGATGAAAGTGACTTTGCTTTGAAGCTGTGAGCTTCGTCGCCAATTATAAAGTCAAATTGCTCAAAGAATTTCTTGGGTAATTCATGTATAGATTGCCATGTAGAAATAGTTAGAGGAACATTAGCGAACTTATCTTGTCCTTGATAAATCTTGTGGCAATATTTTTCTACATCCCATTTATTGACTGAAGAATAATCTTTAAAGTCACCATACATCTGCTCAACTAGAGAGATAGTTGGAACAATTAGTAATCCTCTTTTGCATTTATTTTTTAGCAAGTGACGCATTATCATATAAATGATAAGCGACTTACCAGAAGCAGTCGGAGAAAGAAGCAGTATCTTTTTATACTTGATTGCTTTGATTAAACCAGTAAGCTGATAGTCATGTGGTTGAATTGGTTTATTTCTTGAATGTAAGTCTAGCGACTTTGCAAACTCAGTTGCTTCTTCAAGAGTAAATTTGTCAAAGCTTTGCGCAGCAGAATCAACAGCAACTTTTAAATTTCGTTCCTTAGCAAACTCTTTGAGATAACGAATTAACCCACCATAAAGGTATGCTGTCTTTTTGCTGAAAAGATATATCTTCCCGTTCCAAATTTTCTTTTTGTATAGGGGACTAAATTGATAGTTAGGAGCAAAGAATGAGAAGTAATCACTCAGTTCTGCTTTCACAGAGTCTTCACAAACTAATTGAACAAATACCTCATTTACTTTGTTAACTATAATATCAATGTTGTCCACTTAT